ATACGAGATCATGCCTAGTCTCGTGGGCTCGGAGATGTGTATAAGAGACAGTCTATAGTATGAAATACTATAGGTATAGGGTTTGTAGCTAAAATAAAGAAAGAATAAAACATTTTTTAATAAGTTTTTCGAAAAATACGGTAACCCGGTAACCGCAGAATAATATTCAAAAAGGATTAATAAAAAAACTAGGACAAAGAGATGGTAAAATGATGGACTGATCGTATGGCTGGCATTAAATATGCACCAAGACCATACGAGAAACCGGTAACAGTGTTAGAACGTGTAGAGTATTTTAGACATTGGTTTTATACCACGCATCAAAAGAAAGGTGCAGTGGCTACTAAGTTAGGTATTGGGAATAAGAAACTCAACCGCATACTACTATTGGAACAGTTGCCGGATGAAGAATTACTAACGAGGATGATGGAACTATGCAAGTAAAGGAATACTCATTATATAAAGGCGATGAGTTATTGGCAATGGGAACTAAGCGTGAAATAGCTGAGCAGTTAGGTGTTTCACCTAGCACCGTTGGTTACTACGGTACGCCAGTGTATGCCCGTAGAACAACGGAAAGAGGAAGGAGATTAGTCGAGCTATGAAATACAAAGTAATCGTATATTACGACAATATGGAAGACAGTGAGCACGTTTTCAATAACAAGAACGATGCTATCAACGAATTGCATCGTTTGAGAGGTGTCAAATATCGCAATTCTAGGATGTATACGGTGGAAATGGAGGAAGTAGATGGATGATTTTTATGGAGGAACATTAGCTGACTATATCAAATATTGCGATTATAGATACAGCGGTAAATTCAAACTGAAAAAAGGTGAGGATATCTTTGACGGTTTCACTCGATGGTTGAAAGAAAATGAGGGTATTTACAATGGATAGAAAAGAAGCAGTACAGAAACTAGCAACAGTAGGGCGCATTTCAATGTCTTACGCAGAGGATTTATATGATTCGTTTTTTGAGAAACCAGTAGTGCCGCGGTACGTGGCGGATTGGTATGAGGAACATAAAGATGACTGCGACTATGAATTATGGGATTATTTTTCTAATTGGGATGACCAAGAAGACGATGATTTCAAAAATTGGGTAAAAAAAGAAACCGAGCCTATTATAGCCATTGTCAACATGCACCAATTTGGCTATGAAGTCGAGGAAGAAACTCGGTATACGGTAAAAATGAAAAACAAAGTTGGGAACGAGGATTATTTAGTGAATACAGAAACGAATGGATTCCGTTTCTACAATGGTATTTATTCGAATCACAGAGCCCACACCCGCAAAGAGCTAGAATCAAACGGTTTTGGATGGGTATTCGACTGCGACGGCGTGGAAGTGAAAGAGGTAACGGATGGAAACGATTAAATTTATTTTGATGGTCGTAGCTGTGGTTTACGCTTGGCGCACGCTGTTTGGAGGTGACAGATGAATAACCTTAAATGGTTAAGGAAACAAAAAGGGCTAACTCAAGAGGAGTTGGCAGTTATAGCAAGAGTGTCCAGTAAAACGATACGACGTGTTGAGGGTGGCGAGTACAATTTCGGTGTCGAATCAGCAAAACGCCTAGCTACTTTTTTTGGTGTAAGTGTCGATTATTTGTTGGGGTTAAACACACCCGAAAACATAGGTATTCCAGAGCTTGTCGATAACGTCAATCACTGGGCTATTAGTCACGGGCTGGACAAGGGCAATCCTAAAATCGAATGGATGAAGGTTACGGAAGAAGTGGGCGAGATTAGAGACGTCTTTCTAAAACCTAACGATTTTGCTGACCCAGAATGGTCATTAAAAGACGCTATAGGTGATTCTATCGTGACGCTAGTAGTTTTATGCTTGCAACTCGGTTACGACGTCGAGGAATGCCTTACAATCGCTTATAACGACATCAAAGATAGAAAGGGAGTAATGATTGATGACAACTTTGTCAAAACAAAAACGAGAGAATCAGCTAACGATAGCGACGATTCTGCTACTAGTGTCACTGGCAATTAACGTGACTACAGTGTTGCGAGTGGTCAATAGACCTATCGAGACCGTGGTAATCCACAAGGCAGATAATGCGGTGGAGTTGCACGGTAAGGTAACTGGAAAATCAATGGTCGGGAAGCTCTACACTATTGATTGTGGTGCTTACGGTAAATTCTTGGTTAGCAAGGAACAGTACGACAGCGTGCAAGTTGGGGATGATATTCCTAGCTATCTGAAAGGACGGGGGCAATGAACAAGCGGCAGCGAAAGAAACAGTATGTCAAAGCGTTTAGTAAACTTTATGACAAAAGCTTGAAATATGGCGGTTTTGAACGAAATATATCAATATCTACATTTAGAGATAGAAGAGGAACATCAAGGATGTTTCTGGTGCTCAACAAAAGCATGAATTACAGATTTGGTTATGGTGAGTTGCCAGAAATTTGGTTTGATGGCTATTCAATAGGACAAAAAACGTTGAGAGGGTGATGATAATGATGCCGAAACGCAGAGCATGGGATAAAATCCGTAAAACCATGTACGGGGATGAGGATATTGTATCTATCGACCTCATGGAAAGTCGAATCTGTGTTAAAACACCTTTTTTTGAACGAGTAAATAGCTACCGTCTAAGAGACATCGACACGATGGTGTCAACTGGCTTCACCGACATAAATGGTAAGGATATATTCAGTGGGGACATCGTTATATCAAGATGTGGCTTGTTCAAAGGGGTTGTTAGTCTTAAACGAGACATAGGAGCGTATGTCATTAGTATGATTGGATACAAAGACTCTGTGCGCTTAAGTGTCGCTGCTAATACGACGAAAATAATCGGCAATAAGTGGGAAAATCCGGAATTGCTGGAGGTGAACTAATGACTAGGAAATACCCAGCGACCTACAGGCTTATCTAGCTGAGAATTATCGAGGGAAGAAGGCTTATCAAAAGCATGTATCGTTTGACAACGCTGGACTACCAGACGACTTATTCAAGCGTTTCTGCGATGAAGTTAAAGCCATGCGAGAAGCTTATGGCAAGAGAGTTACAACCCACATCATGAGCTTGATAGGCTGCTCAAGAGAAGAAGCAAGGAAACACGCTGACAATCTAAGTAAGCTCTATCGAGAGATTAACAGGTTAACACCTCGCAAACTTATCCAGATAGAGGGACTAATCTCGGATGAACTGTTTGGCGATATTGCTAAATACGTATTTAATAATTACGATTGGGCAGCAGAGTTAGACGAAGATATCGACCGCATTGCCAGAAGATACCGTAGCAAGGAAGGTTTGGGACGTAACAAGCCAACTGTTAAACATTATCTATATCGAGCTTACATGCTCGGTGTGTAGCCAGTATGGTTTTAGACGGTTCGAATCCGTCACTGGCTATTGTCTATCAAAATATTCTAAGTGACTAAAGCTTTTGGACACTCGCATAGCTGATAGACCTATGCGCTAAACCCAGCTATTTTTGAGATTGGAGGTGTGTCCTCTATCTCATAATTGCATTACTCAGCGGACGCCTTGGCTGGTGGTTGAAGCTGAAAAAACCCAGTTAATCTAAAATTAGAAAAGAGGAGCCTTTATTTTTTATTCATTCAAATCAATGTGGCACTTAAACTGGTAGTGTTGCAAATCTAACGCATGGGAGGCGATAACTTAATCCTTCTTTATTCTTGTAAACAAAAAAGACCCAGACTAATGCCTAGGACCATTCAAACGCTAATAATAATATTATACCATAAAGGAATGTAATTTATGAGAACAGTGGAACGGCTGCAAAAAATCAAGGCGCTTGATAGATATATTGACAGTCAGATAGAACAAATCAAACGACTGGAATCGCAAGCACTAAAAGTAACGGCTGGTGCAATGCAAACAGACATGGTCCGAGGTGGCAAACGTAAGGGAAAGGATGATATCTATGTGGAGCTTATGACAGCCCGTGAAGAAGTAGAACGGTTTACCGCTGAGGCTATCAAACAGAAACTAGAGTTTCGTAGGCAGATAGCAAACGTGGGGGACATAGATGCTAGGTCCCTACTACAAATGGTTTACATAGACCAGTTAGATATCTGGCAGATATGTGACCGCATGGGCTTTAGTAAGGCTACATACTACGTTAAGTTAAGACAAGCTGAGAAGTATTTGGATTGATTTATAGTGGTATATACCAATTCATACACCATCATACTATCAACGTGGTAATATAGTATTATCGAATCAGAAGGACACAACAGTGTTCTTCTTTTACTTTATCTGAAAGGAGGTATGCCAATGCCGATGGTCAGACGATGCAGGGCAGAGGGATGCCATGCTCTAACAGAGAGGCCATTACATTACTGCACTACACATCACAGTATGGAAGCAGCATACACTGAGGGAAGGCAGAGATACTCACGGACTAGATACAACACACGAGTAAGGAACAGAGATGATGAGAGTAAGGAACGTTACGCATTCTATCGCTCAAAGACTTGGTCTTCTATTCGTAAGATGGCTTTAGAGCGTGACAACTATCTGTGTCAGTATTGTCTAGCGTTGGGTGTGACCACACCAGACGCACGCATAGGCGACCACATTACACCCGTTGAAATAGCTCCAGAACTTAGGACTGAAATTTCAAATGTGGTAGCAACGTGTAGAAGCTGCGATAACACCAAACGTACCCTAGAGCAAGAAATCTATGGTACTGGTCAAAATAGAACGAAACAGAACACCGAGCTACGACTTTCCGTGGCAACGTGGGCAGATTTAATAGCCCGCAAAAAAGAGGACGTCGTTAAACCCCTCTAATAAGCCCATAGCACGATTTTATAATAAGGGTGGTATAATAACCCTCGACCCAATTTAAAATTGACCCCCGCCCCCTTCTCGTGCCAAGGAGAGCCGCCACAAGGTGTTCTTTTATGTCGCACGCCAATTTTGAGGGTTTTTAAGCGGTGTCATAATCAAGATAGGAAGTGAGAAAATGGCGAATAAGTCACCAGCCAAACGGAAACCGTTTTACGAGCAAAATGACCGCTTTCTACCCATTGACCCACCGAACTATTTGGGCACAGTGGCGAGGTCGGTTTGGACTAAAATCATTCCGTATTTAAAAGCAACAGAAAAGGTCGAGCGTATCGATACATTTCTTGTGGAAACCTACTGTACTAACTACGAGATTTACAAAAAAGCCTATGAGGATGTGAAAGAAAACGGTATCCAAACCGAGATTAAGAAAGTCATCCAAGCACAAGGTAGTGGCGAGATTCTAGGCGAGCAGTCAGTGGGATTTAGAAAGAATCCAGCCGTTGCTACGATGAAAGATGCCACTGAAACCCTTAATAAAATAGGTATTCAGCTAGGTCTGACACCTAAAGGAAGGGCTGAATTGGCTGAAATCGCCGGAAGTCAAGCGGACAATAAGTCTCTAGGGGATATGATGAAAGAATTTTTAGGAAATTAAAATTGTAATTGTTCTTTTTTTATTGAAAGGGGGTGGTTAATAGTAATGAAAACGAATCTGATAAAAACTCATGATATAGATGCAGCGTATAAAGAATTTGATTTCACTGACATCGCTAAAAAATATCAAGACGATGGCACAAAATATTGCTTTGATGCCTTAGAAGGTCGAATAGTGACTGGATACATGATTAAATTGGCATGTTTCCGACACTTACGAGACCTACAAAGGCAAGGTAATGACGACTTTCCATATACCTATGAAACGACTGAAGCAGATAAGCTATTGCGTTTTGCTAGAATATGCCCAAACGTCGATACTGGTGAGCCTACACAACTGATGCCGTGGCAGAAGTTCATCCTATGTATGCTTTTTGGGTGGAGAAACGCTAACGGTGGTAAACGTTTCAGCCGTGCCATCGTTTCGGTCGGTCGTGGTCAAGGTAAAACATATTTGATGGCTATTCTTACGGCGTATTCGTACTTTATCGAAAGTTTCGGATTGTCAAACCAAGATTATCTTGTAACCTCTATCAACTTCAAGCAAACAAATAAGTTGCTTGGTTACATCAAATCCATGATGAAGCAGATAATTCAAAACGAGCCTTTTAAGAGTTTAGCGAACGAAACTGAATTAGGTTTGCATAGTGACCAAGTTATCATGAAGGCTAACAATAACGTTTTAAGAGCCATCTCTGCTGAGAGTGGGCAATATGATAGTTTTCATTTTACTTGAATGAACAACCGCTATTTTTGATGAGATTGGAGAGATTGAAACAAGGGACGCAGTTTCTAAGATTGTTTCCGGTCAAGTAAAAGTCCCGAATAGACAATTCGTCCAAATCTCTACTGCTTACCCAAATCCATCTGTTCCTTTTAGGGAAGACCAAAGAATTATGCAGCAAGCTATGGAAGACGACGATAATAGGGATGCTGATACATACCTTTGCTTAGTATGGTCTCAAGATAGTTTGGATGAGGTTTTCCAACCAGAAACATGGGGGAAAAGCAATCCGCTTTTAGACTTGGAACAAGAGCGTGACAACCTTATGAAAGGGTTGATGGATAAAAGGGATAGTGACCTATTAAGTGGTAATCTAGCCGACTTCCAAGTCAAGAACATGAATTGTTGGCTACTTGCTGATAGCAATAGCTTCCTTGATTTAACAGATATTGAAAATGCAGTCGTTGATGAATTTAACATCAAGGGCAAGCGTGTCTATGTCGGTCTTGATGCTTCGATGTTCAGCGATAACACGGCTATTGGTTTCGTCTATCCGTATGTTGCTGAAGACGGTAGTCAGAAATGGCATGTCGAACAACACAGTTTCATTCCTTGGCAACAAGCGGGCTCGCTAGAAGCCAAAATGGAACAAGACGGTGTTAACTATCGAGATTTGGAAACCAAGGGTTTTTGTACGATTACAAGCCACCCACAAGGGCTAATCAATCCAGAGGAAGTGTACCGTTGGTTCTGTGAGTATGTGGAGGACAATCAGCTTGATGTAGTCTTCTTCGGCTATGACGCTATGGGGGTTTCAAAGCTTATCAAAGCCTTAGAGTCTAACACGAGCTTTCCACTTATGCCAATCAGACAACGGACAAGCGAACTGAAAGACCCGACTAAATTCCTTCAAACGCTCTTTATTGAAGGCAATATCACCCGTTTGGATGATGAAATCATGCGAAAAGCCTTGATAAATGCAGTAATCAAGGAAGATAACATCGGTATTCAAGTAGACAAGATGAAATCGACCTATAAAATCGACGTGGTGGATGCCCTAATTGATGCGTTCTATGATGGTATGTATGCGTTTGAAGACTACGCTATCACTAACAATCCAACGTGGAAGGTTGAACACATGAGTCAAGAGGCCGTTCTAAACTGGTTAAAAAACCCAGATAGTGGGCTACTAGAGGAGTATTAATACATGATTTTGAAGTTTTTTAAGGCGATTTGGGCTATTTTTGACATCCTTATGTTCATTTTAGCTGCGATTTCGCTTAATTTAACCACTTATAACCTCGGCTACGTATGGTTTGGCATTAGCATGACAATCACATTCGTACTAGCAGGTTTAATTAGTGAGCTAGCCGCTAAGAAAGGCTAGAAAGGAGGTGATAATAATTGCCGATATTTAATTTAGCAACCGAAAGCCCACCGAGTAACCAAGGGGGCTTTTTTGATATCACTGATCCAGAGTTTTTGGCTACCTTGAATGGTAGTGAGTGGGTTTCAGCCGAAACTGCTCTTAAAAACTCGGACCTATTCTCTATTATCAGCCAGCTATCCAACGACCTTGCAACCGCTAAGCTAACAACTAGTCGAAAGCAAATGCAAGGTATCGTAGATAACCCATCGAACAACGCTAATCGCTTTAACTTCTACCAGTCCATCTTTGCTCAAATGCTATTGGGTGGTGAAGCCTTTGCGTACCGGTGGCGTAATGACAACGGACGTGATATGAAGTGGGAGTATTTAAGGCCGTCTCAAGTCTCTTTCAACCGATTGGACAATCAGAATGGTCTCTATTACAACATCACGTTTGATGACCCACGCATACCACCAAAACAACACGTACCGCAAAGCGATGTCTTACATTTTAGACTGCTATCCGTGGACGGTGGGCTAACAAGCGTAAGCCCGTTGATGGCCCTTGGTAGAGAACTGAATATTCAAAAAGCCAGTGACAAGCTAACGCTTAACTCACTCAAAAACGCCCTAAACGCCAATGGTATTTTGAAAATCAAGGGCGGTGGGTTGCTTGATTTTAAAACCAAAGTCTCACGTTCACGACAAGCGATGAAGCAAATGCAAGGCGGTCCGTTGGTGTTGGATGATTTAGAGGATTTCACACCTCTTGAAATCAAGTCCAACGTGGCCCAACTACTTAAGCAAGCAGACTGGACGACCGGACAATTTGCAAAAGTCTACGGTATCCCAGAGAACGTTGTCGGTGGACAAGGGGACCAACAATCATCACTAGAAATGAGTTCTAATGTGTACTCTAAAGCAGTCGTACGTTATTTAAGACCATTTCTTAGTGAACTGTCTCAAAAACTTTCATGCGAAGTTGACGCTGATATTTTCCCAGCGGTTGATCCGACTGGTGCTAACTATATCAGCCGTGTCAATAGCATGGTTAAGACTGGTACACTCGCACAAAATCAAGGCTTGTATATTTTGCAACAAGCTGAGATTTTGCCTAAAGAGTTGCCAAAGGGTGAAAATCCTAACCATACCACATTGAAAGGAGGTGAGACAAATGGGCAAGATTGACATTAAAGGCGATATTGCAAGCAATGATTTAGTGGCGTTTTATGATTTTTTTGGAATGACATGCACTTATCCAAAAATGGTTCAAGATGCTATCGAAAACGATGAAGACGAAGAAATCACGCTTAACATTGCGTCTAATGGTGGTGATGTGTTCGCAGCTAGCGAAATCTATACAATGCTTAAAGCAAGCGGCAAGCGTATTGTGGTTAATGTGCAGGGCCTTGCGGCTAGTGCTGCAAGTGTTATTTCTATGGCTGGGAACGTTGTTAGGATGTCCCCAACAAGTCAAATGATGATTCATAAGGCTTCGGTAGACCCCGGACACAGTAATGCGGATGACCTAGAGCACCAATCGGCAGTATTAAATAGTATTGATGAATCCATTGCTTTGGCTTATGAAATGAAGACTGGTCTTAAACAACCAGAATTACTTGATCTCATGGCTAAAGAGACATGGCTTAATGCTAAAACTGCCGTTGATAAAGGCTTTGCTGATGAAATAATGTTCTTCGATAACGATGAAGAAGAAATCATGGTTACGAATGCCGTACATCAACTACCAAGCAAATCAGCAATCACTAAATTTAAGAATATGATTGCTACACCTAAGACCAATTCATTGCGTGAGCAGAAATTGGCTATTTTACTTGAAAAATGAAAGGAAGATGATTGATGAAAACATCAAACGAATTGCATGACCTTTGGGTTGCTCAAGGCGACAAGGTCGAAAATCTTAATGAAAAACTTAACGTAGCTATGCTTGATGATTCAGTTACCGCTGAAGAATTGCAAGCAATCAAAAACGAACGTGACACTGCGAAAATGAAACGCGACATGTTCAAAGAACAATACACTGAAGCTCGTGCTAGCGAAGTAGCTAACATGACTGAAGAAGACAAGAAACCATTGACTGAAAACGAAGAAGAAGTTAAAGCTAACTTTGTTAAAGACTTTAAAAACCTCGTTCGTGGTCGTTACCAAAACGCACTTGATTCTAAAACAGACGGAACTGGTGCTGACGCTGGCTTGACTATCCCACAAGATATCCGTACAGCTATCAATACATTGGTTCGTCAATACGATTCATTGCAAGAATATGTTAACGTCGAAAACGTAACTACTCTTACTGGTTCTCGTGTTTATGAAAAATGGGCTGAAATCACTGGCCTTTCTAAACTCGATGATGAAGCTGGACAAATTGGTGCTAATGATGACCCTAAATTGTCTCTTATCCGCTACACTATCAAGCGCTACGCTGGTATCTCTACAGTAACTAACAGTTTGCTTGCTGATTCTGCTGAAAACATCCTTGCTTGGTTGTCTGGTTGGATTGCGAAAAAAGTCGTTGTTACTCGTAACAAAGCTATTTTGGATGTTATCGCAACACTCCCAACCAAACCAACATTGGCTAAATGGGATGACATCATTGACCTTGAAGCCAAAGTTGACCCGGCAATCAAACAAACATCATTCTTCTTGACAAACACTTCTGGCTTTACTGCCCTTAAGAAAGTTAAGAACGCTATGGGTGACTACCTCATGGAGCGTGATGTTAAATCACCAACTGGCTACTCAATCGATGGTTTCACAGTTAAAGAAGTATCAGACCGTTGGCTTGCTAATGGTACTGGTGGAGCTATGCCACTTTACTTTGGTGACTTGAAACAAGCGGTAACATTGTTTGACCGTCAACACTTGTCATTGCTCTCTACTAACGTTGGTGGCGGTGCTTTTGAAACCGACACAACTAAAGTACGTGTTATTGACCGTTTCGATGTTGTTAAAACTGATGAAGAAGCGTTTGTGCCAGCGTCATTTAAAGCAATCGCTGACCAAAAAGCTAATCTTACTACTGGAGCTTAATTAGGAGGTAAGTAATGAGTGTATCTAAGGAAACTATCATGCAGACCCTCAATCTGGATGAGACAGACGACACCGCACTCATTCCAGCTTACATTGAATCAGCTCAACAGTATATTATCAATGCAGTCGGTAGTGATTCGAAATTCTACGACCTTGACAGTGTAGAATCTCTATATGACACGGCTGTAATAGCCCTCACAAGCTCATATTTCACCTACAGGGTGGCTCTAACGGACACGGTGACTTATCCTATCAATCTCACTTTAAATAGCATAATCGGGCAATTAAGGGGCTTGTACGCAACGTATACGGAGGAAAAGGATGGCTAAAGTCAGATATTTACCCTCAGACTTTCGTTTCAAAGCTGATTTCGGTACATACCAAAGCACCCCTAATAAGTTTACGGGTGTAAGCGTGCCGAAATTCGTGAAACAGTTTACGTTGCATTATAAACCCCACACTCGCACACTCAATCAAGAGTACCTTGCTCAGCAAAATGGCGAAAGTGATACAAGAGTTATCGTCATTCGCCACAATGCCAAAGTGATTGAAGGTCAAGTGGCCGTCCTAAATGGCACTCAGTATGATATTGTGCGTGTCAGTCCAAACGAAAACTTTGGGCTTAACCGCTACGACTTTCTGACACTTAGAAAACACAAGAAAGTTGGGTGATAGCTTATGGTAGGGCTTGATGAAGCACTAGAGGGCTGGCTTGAAACGGTAGCCAGTATTGGCGATATCACACCAGCGGAACAAGCGAAAATCACTACTGCTGGTGCGAAAGTGTTTCAAAAAGAGTTGGAAGAAGTGACTCGTGAGAAACACTACTCAAATAAAAAAGATTTGAAGTATGGACACATGGCTGACGGTTTATCTGTCCAGTCCACTAATGCGGACGGCAGAAAGAACGGTGTAGCAACCGTGGGATGGAAAAACAATTACCACGCCCAAAATGCTAGACGATTAAATGACGGTACCAAGAAATACCGTGCTGATCATTTCGTCACCAATGTCCAAAACGATAGCGCTGTCCAAAGGAAAGTGCTATTGGCAGAAAAAGAGGAATATGAAAAACTCATTCGAAGAAAAGGAGGGAAGTGATTAAGTGTTAGCAACCGTAAAACTAAAAGAGCTAATTGACGGCAAAGAATTTGGTGAAATAAGCGAAGTTTATGCAAACAACTTGCCTAAAGAACTCGAAGAAAACACCGATAAGACAATCGTTTTGCTCACTGAAAGCAATCCGTCTCTTGATTTAAGTGGGAATAATACCTTTTTCGGAAAAACAGATAGAGTGGAAGTCCAGATTTTTTACAAGGCTGACATCGATTTTGATATCGAAGCCTTTGAAATGGAGTTACTGAAATTCCTAAAATCTGAACGCTACTCAATTACAGACATGAGAGAACATAGCATAGACCCCGATACGTTACAACTTACGGCGGTCTTTTTTGTTGCCCTCGATAAATTAATTTAACAAAGGAGAAATTACTATATGGCAATTGTAGGTTTGAAAATGGTCCGCCTTGCTTTGGTTGACCCCAAAACCCAAAAACTACTTAAAGGTGCTGACGGCCTTTCAACAGACGGCGTGATTGAAGTTGATTCAGCTATGCTTGGTACTCGTACCGCTAATATTTCCAACTTGGAAGGTCAAGCGACTAAAATTCCCGGGAACAACTCAGTGCAAGATGTTATGATTGCACCGGGTTCACCAACAGTAGCGTTCGACTTCAATAACCTTGACTTTGAAATCAAACAGAAAATGCTTGGTTTTAAACCAGACGGCAAGGGTGGTTACGTTATGGACGGTGAAAAACCACACACGGCGGTATTGATTGAATCTGAAACACTTGACCGCAAACACTCAGTGTTCTTTGGTTTTGCTAACGGTATCATGCAAGAATCAACTCAAAACGTTGCAACAGATACCGACACTGCACAAACTCGCCAAGACGACAACATGACATTTAACGCCTTGTCAGCGATTGCGTTCGGTGGTGAGCCTTACAAGAAATACTATTCTGGAGCATCTACTTTCGATAAAACAAACATGTTCAAAGAAGTCTTCGGGGGCTATGCCCTTCCTGCTGCATCAAATAGTATTTAATAATTCGCAAGAGGTCGGGCTCATGGCCTGACCTCTATTTTTGTGTTAAAGGAGTAAAGATAAATGGAAATCAGAACTATTAAAATCCCAGAAATCAGTAAAAAGGCGTTTGAAGTAGCTACGAGCAACCGCAATGTCTTGCGTATGCACGAGTACCAACTTGCCGTGCTTAAAATCAGCGACACCGTTGAGGAAGGGGACACGCAAGAGCAAGCACAAGCGAGCTTCACGATCCTTAAAGAAATGCTTGGTTTTATCCGTGCTGTCCTCAATTTGGATGATGAAGCCTATGACAAATTGCTTGATTTGGATAATGTCCGTACACAAGAGATTGCCGAAAAATTGGTGGGCTACATGTACGGATTGACAGACGAACAACTCGAAAACGCCGCTGGTGAAACCGACCCAAAAGATTAAAATCTAAAGGCGAACAGATTTTTGATTTAGAAAATCGCATTGAAGATTTGAAAATCATTGCTAAAAAATCAATCCAAGGTTTTGGGTGGACACTAGATCAGTATTACGACACTGACTATTACGAGCTAATGAAAATCTTAAATGCCAAAGAGGAAGAAGATAGGATGGTTGACCCAACATCTTTACTCTAAATATTTAAGGAAAGGAGGAAAAATATTACATGGCAAAAGTACAAGCTACCATGTCCACCGAAATCGCCTTGGACACGCTCCAAGCGGCTAACTCGATTAAACGACTAACTCAGTTAGTTAATAGCTCTACAAACGCATGGAAGGCACAAGAAAGCCAAATGCGTAGCGCTGGGGACTATTTAGGTGCAGCACAAGCTAAGTACGATGGTTTGGGTAATGCTATCCAAAACCAACAACATAAGATTGAGAGACTGAAACAAGAGCAGTCTCAATTGAAAGGGAGTACCGCTGAAACCGCTGAACAGTATCTTAAGTACCAGCAACAGATTGACCAAGCTACTACACGCTTGGCATCGTTGGAAAACCAGCAACGGCAAGCCAAAAATAGCCTAGATTATCATAGGTCTGGGCTTGCTGAACTGCAGAAACAGTACAAACTGCAAAACGAATCGTCTGAAACTTATGTTAAGCGCTTAAAGGCCGAAGGCAAAGAGGACGAAGCGAGACAAGAACAGCTCAAGCAATACAAAGGTTCTATCACTAACTTAAATAAGCAGTATGAGACCCAAAAAGAAATGCTTGAGCGTGTCGCTAAGCAATCCGGGAGAACAAGCGACGAATATCGCAAACAAAAGCAACGCTTGGACGAAACGGCTACTAGCCTAGCGCACACCAGAAATGCTGCTGACAAGCTCAATGATGAGATTGAACAAAGTCAACGTTCTAGCTCACTCATTGGACGCTTAAAAGATAGCTTTAAACGTTTAGGTAGTGAAGTTGGTGAGACTGAAACGAAAACCTCACGCTTAAAAGGTATCTTCGGGGCTACGTTTGCCGCTAACTTGATCAGCAACGGTTTCCAAAATGCATTGGGAGCTATTAAGGGCAAGTTTGATGAAATCGCACAATCAAGTGCCGAATATGTTAAATATCAACAAACCATGAATGCCACTTGGTTAACGCTTACCGGAAACGCCGAGGAAGGTAAGAAGATGGTCGATATGACCAACCAAATGGCACAAGCGGCGGCTAACTCAACCGAAATGGTTGACGGTATGAACCAAAAATTCTATGCCGTTACCCACAATACCGAGTTGACTAAGCAGCAAACACAAGCCATCTTGACCTTGCAAGATGCGTTTGGTCAGACCGATGCCGCCGTGGAAAACTTTGCTACTCAATGGGCTCAAATGATTGCCAACGGTAAGGTTCAAGGGCAAGACATGATGTCAATCATCAACGTCTTTCCGGAAATGAAAAACCAGCTGAAAGAAGTTGCTGCGCAAGAATTGGGCATTACAGACATGACTGCCGATAAATATGCGGAGCTCCAAAAAGATGGTAAAATCACCGCAGAGATGGCACAGAAAGCCTTGTTCGAGTTGCAAGACAAATACAAGGATGCGACGGCTAATTTCTCAACTACCATCGGTGGTCTTGAAAGAACTATCCAGTCTCGTATGCCGGCAGTAGTTGCAGCTTTCCGTGACCCGATTGATAAAATGAAAAACCCATTCTTACAACAGATTGGTAATTGGGTTGCCGATCCTAACACTGAAACTAAGTTTAAAGATTTAGGGGAGCACGTTTCCAAAGGTCTAGGCACTATCATGGACGCTTTCTCTAAGGTGTTTAATCTCGGTGATGGTACAGATAAACTTAGTGGCTTAATGGACGGTCTCAATAAGTTTGTCGACAATCTTAGTAAGAACATTGCTAACAACGCCCCTAAAATCGTAGGTTTCTTCAAGGAAACCAAAGACAGTTTAGGTGCAGTTTTCAGCATTGGTAAAGACTTTGCTGGTGGTGTTTGGGAAGTTGCCGTTGACATGATTAAAGGTGTCGCTGGTGCATTTAACCTCATGACTGGTAACGGTAAAAAGGCTAAAGGGCCAGTTACATCACTATCTAAGGCTTTAGGTGGCATTGCAAAACATAAGACGGCTATTAAAACAGTCGGTTCTTTATTCGCTGCTTATTTTGTAGGCTCTAAAGTCGCTATGGGTATCACGGCAGTGGTCAAAGGCATTCACGCATGGCGAACAGCTACAGTCGGTATGACAGCTGCACAAAAATTATTGAACCTAGCGATGGCATCAAACCCTATCGGTTTGATTGTGGTTGCAGTCACTACGGCTATCACTGCCTTGGTGCTGCTATACAAACACAATAAGAAATTTAAAGCTTTTGTCGATGGCATGTTCAGTGCTGCCAAAAAGGCTTTCGATAAAATTTTCAAAGTTACTAAAGAAATCTTTGGAAAAATCATTGATTTCTTTAAAAAGGACTGGAAACAAGTCCTTTTATTTATTGCCAATCCTATCGCTGGAGCTTTTGCTCTGATCTACAAGCACAATAAGAAGTTTAAGAAATTCGTTGATGGTATTGTTAAAAATATCAAGGACGGTTTTTCTAACGCTGGTAAGTGGCTTGGTAAGACATGGGATGGCATGAAGAAGACTTGGACTGGTGCGATGGATTCAATGGCCAAAAGCACCAAAAAGGGCTTCGAAAAGACCAAGAATTACTTTACTGGTGGTGAAAAAGGTATCAAAGCCTTTACTAACACCGCTAAGAAGTTGCTTGTCATCTCCAATCCAGTAGTCGCTGGTTTCGAGTTGATGTATAAGCATAACAAGCCATTTAAGAAGTTTGTCGATAGCACCGTGGACCATGTCAAGGATATGGCGAAAGGCGTTGCGAAACACATGACTAATCTAAAAAAAGACTGGTCTGATAAGTGGGACAACGTTAAGAAATTCGCATCGAAAACATGGGAAGGTATCAAGGGCAATGCCACTGAAGCAATGACTGCTCTTGGCAAAGATATTGACAAACACCACAAAGGTATCAATAAGAATTGGTTTGATGGCTGGGAAAACTCTAAGAAATTCCTATCAAAAAAATGGGATGAAATCGGAGCATTAACGCAAGAGAAATTTGGTGTTAATATTACCAAACTGATTACCGATGCATTGACCAATATCGCTAAGTTCTTCAAAGATACGTGGGATAACGTGAAAAAAGGCTTTGGCGAAATGTGGGACGGCATGAAAAAACTTGCTGGTGATGGTATCAACGCTGTCATTGCTCTCCCAAATGCTGGTATTGATGGTATCAACAAACTGATTTCTGATTTTGGTGGTAGCAAAGAAGCTATTTCTAAAATCCCGAAAGTTAAGTTTGCCGGTGGTACTGGTGTGCTCAGCTCATACCGAAACCCAATCACTAAACCTACGTTAGCTACGCTTAATGACGGCTACGATAGTCCGGAAACCAACAACCAAGAAATGGTGATTCTGCCTAATGGTAAGTCATTCTTGCCACAAGGTCGAAACGTTGAATACCTCTTGCCGGCTGGCTCGGAAGTTATCAATGCCAGTGAATTGGCATTGATCATGGGTGTTGAACGTGGAGCGTTTGCAAAGGGAACTGGTTTCTGGTCTAAAATTTGGGATACGGCTACTAACGTGGCTGGTTCAGTCTGGGATACCATGAAAAACGGTGTCGATAAATTCATGAAGATGATTGAGTTTGTCACAGACGTTGTTAAAGACCCCGTTGGATCGTTGGCCAAGAAATTCAGTCCTAACGCTGACAAATTGGCTGGGGTATTCAATCCGCTTGGTAATGCACTGTATAAGAAACCAGTCGAAGAAGCCAAAAACTGGTGGAAAGAGCTTTGGTCCATGGCTAACGCTTCAATGGATGAAGGTACAGTGGCGATGGGTGCAAAAGGTGACGACTACCGTTTCAAAGATAAAGCCAAAGACGCTGGGGCTGACCCTTGGGGTTACTTCTATCGTGAATGTGTGTCATTCGTTGCAAGTCGTTTGGCTAACCTTGGCGTTAAGCCTAGCTTATTTAGTCACCTTGGGAATGGTAATCAATGGGTATCTGCGAGCGTGCCACACGTTAACAGACCTAAACCGGGAATGGTAGCAGTCTACACTGGCGGACCCGTTTCAAGTAACCACGTTGACTTTGTAACTGCCGTTCATGGCGATACTTACGATGGTGAAGAATACAACTACGGTGGAAACGGACAGTATCACCAATATTCTGGCCGTCACATTGCTAACGCTGCCACATTCCTTGATTTTGGGGTGCGTGACAGTGGCGGCGGTGGTGAAGACAATAGTAAGCCACTTAAAGACCGTAACAGTCCACTTCAAACGTTGATTAAACGACAAGTCGGTGGCATGTTCGAATGGATTAAGAAAACACTTGGTCCATTGCTCAGCCCTCCGGGTGGTGGTGAAGATGGCCCTCAAGGTACAGGCGTTTCACGTTGGCGTGAATCGGTTGTTAGAGCCTTGAAAGCAAACGGAATCGAGCCAAACGACTTCCGTGTCTCTAAAATTTTGGCGACTATCCAGCGTGAATCTGGTGGTAACCCTAACGTTCAAAATAACTGGGATAGTAACGCCAGAGCTGGGACACCATCTATTGGTTTGATGCAGACTATTCAACCAACGTTTGACGCCTACAAACATGCTGGTCACAATAATATCCGCAACGGATATGACAACTTGCTTGCCGCAATCAACTACATCAAGCACCGCTATGGTACGTCGGATGCAGCCTTTAACCGTGTCGCAGCTTACGGTTACGCTAACGGTGGTCTAGTCCACAAGAATGGTGTCTATGAATTGGCTGAGGGCGATATGCCAGAATATGTTATTCCAACGGATATCGCTAAACGAGGTAGAGCGTGGCAGTTACTTACTGAAGCAGTGGCACGTTTTGCCGGTGATGCCCCACAAGGCAATCACGATAACACTTCAGACCGTGAGCGTGTTTCTGCCCTTGAAGATAAATTAGATGTCATGATTGGATTGCTAAGTCAGTTAGTAACCAATGGCTCTAACCCAATCGAAGTTAGAAACATCATCGACGGTAGAAGTGTGTCAAACGGGTTAGCACCCTTTATGACAAAAGCAACAAACGATTATGAACGCAGACAAGCGTTGCTAGGAGGTAGCATTATTTGATAGGAATGTCAGTAACTTATGACGGTAAGAACTTAACCGAATTATTCAATGAGGGACAAGGACGTACCGTTCCAGTGGATGTCACTAAGAACGTGGCATCTAACTTCAACAACAACTATCAAGACCAAGGGCGTAGGCGTTATGGTCAGCAATTCCTATATAGCACCTTGTCAGTTAAGCAGATTCAAGTGTCGTTTACCTTAGTTGGAAACTACGACTACTTTAATACCATCGCTGAAACGCTAGGCGGTTATCTGAATGTAGATAAAACTAAACCATTGATTTTTGGCGATGAACCTAACAAGGTTTGGGAAGCTATCCCGTCTGGTCAAGCGTCCTTAACAGTGGATAAGAACACTGCACCGATTACCGCAACGGTGACGGTTACGTTTGACGTCCCGAAAAGCTACGGTGAGAACAAGGCGCAAGCCTTGGTAAGTAGTGACGGTGAAACTAAATACGGCAGCATTAAGAAGGTGTCTACTGGGCACTACAAGGCTACGCTAAAGAACTTTGGTACGGCTGAAACTTACCCAGACATTAAGCTAAAATTCAATTCAGATAATGGATGGGTTGGGATTGTGAAGTCTTCTAGCGAAAGCTATGAGATTGGCAATCCTAATGAGTACGACCTTGGAGAGGTTAAAAATTCAGAGGTTTTATTGGATTTTACTACTAGCGACGGTATCCAAAAAGGGTTATCTGTTTCTGTTAAAAACCAAGGTATATTCAACGATAGTGCTCAAACTTCGAATGGTTCGTTCTACATCGATAGTTCGTGGGGAAGACCTCACATAGCTCTAAGAGAGCGTGGGGGTGGTGATACTTTCTTAAAAGGGGCTTCCCTAACGTGGGAAATTCCGGCTGATAGTAACAGGCAAAAAGGCTCGTTGTATGAATATTTTTGGTGGAGACAGATTTTTTGGGCTGGTGCAAGTAATCAGACAGGTTTCTTAAAAATATCTGTTACAAGTGATAAAGGTGAGTTCCTTTATGGCGTTGAAACTTACAAAGATACCAATGGACTTGATAGCCGTTACAATTTTTTGGCGAGCGACGGCAAAGGTGGTTATCGAATTCTCGAAAGGAAACAGTTTCAATGTACTCATGTAGACAGCCAAAACCCATTCAACGAACCTCGTGGATGGTCTGATATTTTGAGAACAGATGACACAATTCAATTCTTTTGGTTCGGGGGGTATCCAAAATACACAATTCCCGAAATTAAAGGCAAAAAGTCAGCAAAAATAAATATCGGTATATTTGGTATACACGACAGTCCTATGCTAACTCATATGTATATTGATAGTTTTCTCTATAGAAAGGACTTTATCAATAAACCGATAGATATTCCAAATCGTTTTCGCAAAGGCTCTGTTCTCGAAATAGACATGGCCAGAGGTAAAACTTTTGTTGACAACCTGCCAGCGTCTAATGAGTTGACTTACTTATCTGAGCCATTCGGCATTGGCACTGGCGAAACTGAAATCGACATTTACACATCAAGTTGGATAAGAACCGACCCAACTATTGAAATTTCTTGGAAGGAGCGTTTCGTTTAATGCAAATTTGGATTCACGATAAAAATATGCGCAAGGTGTGTGCGTTGAATAACAACATTCCCGGCATGTTGCCATATTCAAACAGTCAATGGCACACTTATCTTGAATACTCAACTAGTACGTTTGATTTTACGATTCCTAAAATCGTCAACGGGAAATTACACGATGATGTAAAATACATCAACGATCAAATGTATGTGTCATTCTACTACGATAATTCCTACCACGTTTTCTATGTGTCGCAACTCGTTGAAAATGACACAGCGTTTCAAGTGACTTGTAACAACACCAACTTGGAGTTGGCAATGGAAAGTGCACGTCCTCTCGCAAGTAGTGCCGGTGCTAAAGATATTGTTTGGTATCTTCAAGTGTTGGACTTGTTAGGGTACGCAGGTCTTGAAGTTGGTGTCAATGAGATATCCGATAGAACCAGAACTATCACGTTTGATTCTCAACAAGGTACTAAACTTGAGCAATTGCATAGCTTGATGAATCAGTTTGACGCTGAGTTTGTTTTCAGAACAGATTTAAACCGAGACGGCACTTTAAAACGCTTTGTCATCGACATCTATCAGCAACAAGATGAAAACCATCATGGAATTGGTAAGGTCAGAGGTGATGTCATCCTTCATTACCAAAACGGGTTGAAAGGCGTTCAAATTGCTAGCGATAAGACCCAACTATTTAACGCTGGAAGTTTCGTTGGACAAGATGGTCTTAACCTTGATAGTGTTGAGTTTGAAGAGAGAAACGAGTTGGGGCAAGTGGAGTTCTATACCAAAAAAGGTAGTCTTCTAGTATATGCACCTCTTTCTATGGAAAGATATCCATCGACGTTTAGCGAAGGCGACAAGGATAGATGGACACGTAAGGATTTCGAGACAGAATACAAAGACGTCAATGCTCTTAAAGGCTACGCATTGCGTACTATTAAGCAATATGCTTATCCATTATTGACTTACACCGTTGATATTCAATCTAGTTTTATTGAAAATTACAAGGATATTAACTTAGGTGATACTGTTAAGATTATCAACAATAATTTTAGGGGCGGTTTAGCTCTTGAAGCTCGTGTATCTGAGATGGTTGTTAGTTTCGACATGCCACTCAATAATTCTGTGGTATTTACCAATTTCAGAAAACTGGACAATAAACCATCTGACAGTTTGCAACAGCGTATTGATGAAATCGCAGCAAGAGCCTTGCCATATCGAGTTGAAATCACAACCACAAATGGAACGGCGTTTAAAAACGGTGTTGGGCGTTCTACTGTTAGACCGGTTTTAAAACAAGGTGATAAAACTGTTAATGCTACATGGCGTTTCGTAATTGACGGCACTATTAAATACGTTGGTATGACCTACGACATGGTAGCGTCAGAGATTACCCAACCAACCGCCTTGACCGTATCTGCATGGGTAGATAACAAAGAAGTAGCTTCCGAAGAAGTTACTTTTTTAAATGTCTCAGACGGTAGGAATGGTACTCCCGGACCGCAAGGACCGACTGGACCAGCAGGCCCGAAAGGCGATAGAGGTAACGACGGCTTACCCGGTAAGAACGGTGTAGGCTTAAAAACTACTACTATCACTTACGGCATGTCTGACAGTGATACCATCATGCCTACAAGTTGGACGGCAAACCCACCTATTTTGGTTAAAGGAAAATACCTTTGGACAAGGACGCAATGGACGTACACCGACCTATCTAGTGAGACTGGTTATCAAAAAACATACATCCCACAGAACGGTTCTAATGGTAATGACGGCCTTCCGGGAAAAGACGGTGTTGGGATTGTTAATACAACAATTGAGTATCTGAAACACACAAACGGTCAGATAGTACCGGACGCCAAATACTACTCGAGTTTCAATTGGAATAATTTAACGTTATCCCAACATTTAGGGTATGATTTTGTTCAAGACCTGACACTTATCAAGAGTGGAAAACATGTCAAATACACTGACTTAACTGTTGGTGAGATTGTAACCGATAGAACTGGTGAATTGTTCCCAATCAAAGAAATCTTTGGGACTGGAGGAGATGACATAAATCCTGGATACGTTAACCTAAAACCTTCTATCGGCAAATGGAACAAAAACATTCCGACGGTCAACCCCGGCGAATATCTCTGGACAAGAACGACATGGTTCTATTCAGACGGAACGAACGAACAAGGTTTTTCCGTTGCAAAAATGGGCGAACAAGGGCCAAAGGGAGACCGTGGGAATGATGGTATCCCCGGTAAGAACGGTATTGGCATTAGAAACACCGGTGTCCTATACGGATTATCTGTATCTGAAACCGTGCCACCAACCGCATGGTACCAAAACCCGCCAGCATTAGTTAAAGGGCAATGGTTTTGGACGAAAACCGTTTGGACTTACACCGATAACACCGCTGAAACGGGATATCAAAAAACCTACGTAGCAAGAGACGGCAACGATGGTAATAACGGTATCGCCGGCAAGGATGGTGTCGGTATTCGTAGCACAACCATTACTTACGCACAAGGTACATCCGGAACGGTAGCACCAACGACTGGTTGGACTAGTCGAGTACCTAACGTACCAGCGGGGCAATTCCTCTGGACTAAGACGGTTTGGAACTATACGGATAACACTAATGAAACAGGCTATTCAGTTTCTAAAATCGGTGAGCAAGGTCCGAAAGGAAACGATGGGGCTAAAGGTGATAAGGGTGAACGTGGTCCACAAGGGCCACAAGGTCTAACCGGTCCACAGGGGTTACAAGGACCAAAAGGTGACCAAGGTATCCCCGGTGTTAAGGGTGCTGATGGTAAAACACAATATACCCACATCGCCTATGCTGACACGGTGTCTGGTAGTGGTTTTAGCCAAACCGACACCAATAAGGCGTTTATCGGTATGTACCAAGATTTCAATGCCACAGATAGCCGAAACCCACAAGACTACCGATGGTCCAAGTGGAAAGGTAGCGATGGACGAGACGGTATTCCCGGTAAAGCTGGAGCGGACGGAAGAACGCCTTACGTTCACTTTGCTTATGCAGATAGTGCTGATGGTCGAAATGGTTTCAGTTTGACCCAGAACGGTAACAAGCGTTATTTGGGTGTATGTACTAACTTTGATAGAACAGATAGCGCTAACCCCGCTGATTATTCTTGGAATGACATGACGGGCAGTGTTTCTGTTGGTGGCGAAAACCTTATTCGTAACTCAGCTTTTCCGGATAACCTTGACAATTGGGGTTATTGGGAAGTGCCACAGTCGAATGCCAATCTATCCATTTCGAACCATGTTTTTTACTACAACAGCGCTAGACCGCTGTTCCTGCTAAGAACATCGTCACTAGTGCCAGCATCTACGCTACGTTTCCCAGTTAAGCGAAATACTGACTATTCACTCAACATTCAAACGTTTGCCACTAGTAACATCAAGGGAGTTGACATTTATTTCCTTGGTCGTAAGTCTGATGAAACTAGCAAAACTTTTACTAAAGTAGTTAATTTTAAATCGCACAACGGCTCGCCGTGCACAAACGGATTGGCTAAGTGGCACTTAACATTTAATTCTGGCGAATGTGATGAAGGTTTTATTCGTATTGATAACAAAGGGTCGAATAACGGCAGTGAGTCGTTGTTATTCTTCACTGAACTGGACTGCTACGAGGGTACGACTGACCGAGCGTGGCAAGCATCACCGAAAGACCTAAAAAGCCAATTAGACGGCAAGGCTGACAGTGCGTTGACGCAAAGTCAGTTAAACCGGTTGAATGAGATTAATTCAGTTATGAAAGCGGAATTAGAAGCTAAAGCATCTCTTGATACGCTCAATCAATGGGTGAAGGCTTATCAAGATTTCGTTAATGCAAATAACGCCAATCGTGCACAAGCTGAAAAGAATCTTGCGGATGCTAGTGCTCGTGTCGCAAAACTAGAGAACAATCTGAATGACATGTCAGAGCGTTGGAACTTTATCGATAGTTACATGGCATCTTCAAACGAAGGCCTTGTCATTGGTAAAACGGATAATTCTAGTTCTATGCTATTCAATCCAAATGGCCGTATTTCAATGTTCTCTGCAGGTAATGAGGTCATGTACATTTCTCAAGGTGTGATTCACATTGAAAATGGTATATTCTCTAAAACTATCCAGATTGGGCGTTTTAGGGAAGAACAAGATTACATCAACCCAGACCGTAACATTATCAGATATGTAGGAGGTAAGTAAGATGACAGAATATTGGTCTAATAATGACCGTGGGTATCGTATTAAGCTGACCATTGATGAAGTTGGGACGAATATTGAAACTAATAGTAGTTCTGTTCGTATACGTTTAAGCTTATTTAACACCAACCGCACATTTTCAAGGCGGCAGTGTAAGTGGTATGTCGATGCGTTCGGTCAATATATCGGCGATGTTAGCTATTTTGAAGTTTCAAGACAAAATTCCGAATTGCAAATCATTGATAAAACAATCACAGTAGAGCACACAAATGGCAAAACTCATTTTGGGGCAAAAGCCTTTTTCTACAGCTATGGAAACTTAGATGGTCCATCTGATTTAATTGTGAACCCGATAGAATTTGTTCTTAGCACGATCACAAACGCAAGCACATTTGAAATCTCTAGTAACTTAACCTTAGGTAGTGCTATGGATATTTCAATTACAAAAAAAGTATCTTCAGCCAGACATACATTGAGGTATTCGTGGTATGGTCTCGAAGGAAAGTTAACTGAGAACGTTGATACATCGTATCGATGGATGATTCCAGATAGTTTTGCTAACGACATCCCTAATAGTTCAAGCGGTTGGGGGACAATATTCCTAGATACTTATATTGGTGGGAAGTTGATTAACACTCAATCAAAAACGTTCACGGTTGGTTTGTCAATAAACAGGGTTAGACCCACATTCTCGAAAATAGCATTGGCCGATGCAAATGAAAAAATACGCAATATCACTCAATCGGATAAGCACTTCGTTTCAGCGCTATCAAAAATATATGCAAGATTTGATAACGTCGAAGCAAGATTCGGGGCAACTATCACAAGCTACTTTATGGAAATCGTCGGGAATAATAACACGATTTCTGCACCTTCCGGCACTTTCCGTGAAATCTCTGTCAACAAAGATACACAATTCACGTTAAGGGGCTATGTCGAGGATAGTCGAGGAGTTAGATCTGACCCTTACGAAACGACCCTCACTGTTTTAAATTACTTCAGCCCAACGTTGAAATTTGAAGCAGCAAGAAGCGGTTCAACCAATAGCACGCTTACTATTAAGCGTTTCGCTAAAATTGCACCGTTAACAGTTAATGGTGTTCAGAAAAACCCAATGAAGTTGACTTTCACCACACGACAGGTTGATTCTAATACTGAAGCTATCGATAACGGTGGCGCTGGTGGAACATGGTCTCAGATTTCGGAGTTTAACGCATCAAACGCTAATCTGGGTAATTCGTATCCAGCCGATACTTCCTATATTGTCATAGGCAAATTGGAAGATAAATTTACCAGTACGTCTTTCCAAGTTACTGTCCCCAGTGATCGTATAGTGATGTCGTATGACAAAGAAGGCATTGGCATCAATAAATACCGTGAGCGTGGAGCTTTAGATGTTGACGGGTTAATTTATTCAAACCGAAAACAGATTCAACACCACAAAATAACCGAGCCAAACGGTTCGGCTATAGATAGCAAGGTGGATAATCTGAACGACTACAGAACAACTGGCTTCTATTCGATTTTAGGCAACTACCGAAACCATCCCGCATCGGGTGAGGGCGCTTATTTGGAAGTCGTGGAAAGCCTATCTGGATACCATCAAACCTTAACCACTATTAGTGGTCGTATGTTTAAACGGACAGTAACCAATAATTCTAATGGCTCGTGGATTGAGTACACGCCTAAACCGGAAAAACTGGAAAAACCCGAACCAGCTACGGTTAAACGAACGGTAGCGCTTGGTTGGGGTATTGCAGCAGACGCAGTTAGAAAAGGAAGTGTCGTTATGTTAGCGTTACAACGTGCAATTCATGCTGTTGACACCGCTGAGAATAAAAAAATAGAAGAAGTAATTCCAGAAGGATTTAGACCATGCGTGGGAGTGCAACTGCTAATTAACAAAAATGACGGGACTAAATTCGTAGGTGTGGCGACGTGGGCAATATCCACGGACGGGACAATGAAAATCACTAACGCGGATTCAAAGAACGCTATCTATACTGGAACAATCACTTACATCACTGAAGATAATTACCCAAATTAAGAAAGGAAAATAATATGTCACTTAAAATCACAAAACAACGCACAATCAATGCAGAATTTAATGTCGAAGAAGAAGGAGCTACAATCCTTGTCAAACAGACATTTATTAGTGTAGATTCTAATGCAGTCTCTACAGTTCAAGAGAATCTTCTAAATGCTGAGCTCTACGCTAAACATCGTCAAGAAATGCGTACAGACGAACGTGCTCTACGTGACTTGCGTTACAAAGTAGAAGACGAAATTTTGGCTGATACTACTACAGGAGCGTGATAGATGCAGAAACCAGACGGCATCTTTGGCGTCTTTGAAGTCGTCAAAGACTTCTACGAACATGGCATAGACGAACATCTTTGGGTGTTCCTACTTATGTTAGTTATCGTAGCTGACATTATTTTGGGAGTATCCAGAGCATGGGCTTATCATGAATTTTCTAGCCGTAGATTTCGAAAGGGGTTGGTCAGCCACACAGCTATGTTAATTATCGTAGCAGTATCATACCCATTCATGGTTTACATGAATTTAGGCGGTGCTATGGATGCGTTTATTTTTGCTATGCTGTCAGCTTACGGTGCTAGCATCCTTGCTAGTTTGTCAGCTCTAGGGGTTGAAATTCCCTTTATTGACAGATATGTCAAAAAAAATATTGATAAAGATAAATTTAACTTAATTGAGGAGGAAGAAGAAAATGATTAACTTTAAACTACGTTTACAAAACAAAGCTACTCTAGTAGCTCTTATCTCAGCAGTTTTCTTGATGTTGCAACAATTCGGGCTTGAAATCCCACATAACATTCAAGAGGGCGTTAATACTTTCGTTGTGATTTTGGTAATTCTTGGAATCGTCACAGACCCTACGACTAAGGGTGTCGGAGACAGTGAACGTGCATTGAACTACAACAAACCTCGTGAGGACTAGCTTATGGCTAAACTCATGACCTCTATCAACCAAATTGAAGTATGCAACAGATAATAATATTTTATTAAAATAAGAAAGGAGACCTATGACATCAAAAACACAGTTATTAAACACGCTTGAGAGCTTAGTCAATCAACGTGTCACTGTTCCCACTAATCCTTATGGTGGGCAGTGCGTAGCTTTGATTGACAATGTGCTACAGTACCAAGGCTTGTTTAATCTTAATTTCAGCTACTTAAACGCCATCGATGCGTTAAGTCGTGCTGAAAGTCTAGGGCTTAAAGTCACTTACTTTAACGGTGCTAACAATCCACCAGTGGGCAGTGTATGGGTGACTAACTGCTTGCCATATCACCAGTTTGGTCATATCGGTTTCGTGGTCGCAGAAAACCCAGACGGCACAGTTACTACAATCGAGCAGAATATCGACGGTAACGGTGACGCTCTTTATAATGGCGGTTGGACTCGTAAGGTAACCCGTAACCTCGATAGTGCTGGTAATTTCAGTTATATCGATTGGAGTGCACCAAGTCAACAAATGGTCGGTTGGTTTGAATTGCCGTTTGACGGCATGGCACAGGATAATTACTTCATCGATGTATCAGCTTACCAACCGGGCGACTTGACTAGTATCTGTAGTGCCAGTGGTACAAACAATACAGTTATCAAGGTTACTGAAGGCGTGGGTTGGGTTAGTCCAGTAGCTACTCAACAAACCAACACAAGTAATTGTATTGGTTACTACCACTTTGCTCGATTCGGTGGAGATGTGGCAACGGCACAAGCTGAAGCGAATTACTTTATCAGCAACTTGCCATCACACCCACGCTACCTAGTGTGTGACTACGAAGATGGGGCCAGTGGTGATAAACAAGCCAATACTAATGCAGTTTTAGCATTTATGGATGTTTGTAAGGCGAATGGTTTTGAACCTATCTATTACAGTTACAAACCTTATACTTTGGCTAACGTGTATGTAGATCAGATTACTGCACACTATCCTAATAGCTTATGGATTGCAGCTTACCCAGATTATGAGGTACGCCCAGAGCCTTATTGGGGCGTGTATCCAAACATGGAGCACACACGCTGGTGGCAGTTTACAAGCACTGGTCTAGCTGGTGGATTGGATAAGAATGTTGTTATCATCAATGACGGTGATAGTTTAGTGAATAAGAAAGAGGAAGAAGATATTATGAATTTTGTAGTACGTAGCGAAAGCGGAAGTCAAGGATATGTTGGTGTAGTTAATGGTCGTGTGTTTGGCATTGGAGATATCGCTACAGTAGATGCTCTACAATCTACTGGAGCAAAACATTTGACGTTGCGAGACGATGATTTTGACCGTTTCTTGAATAGCCAATCAAACGACGCCGAAGCGGTTTCTAAGGCAATCAATGAAGCTAGCGCCTCAGTAGTTAAGGCTATTGAAGAACGTGCACAAGCCACACAAGGCCAAACTGGTGTATAATTAAATAAAAGAACCACGAAAACTAAAAAACGAAAAGGAGTATATCACCTCCCGACAGACCACAGTTCGGACATCATGGTGGTAGTGGTCGAAGCCTCAGCATTTTGCTGGGGCTTTTTTTATTTGGTATAATATATTTAGGAAAGCGCCAGTAACTCTACGGGGTCTGGTGCGTTTTTTGTGTTATAATATACCTACAGCAAGCAAGTCTTGACTGTTCCAAAGACTGATTAAGTTCAGCGCCATGTAAGCTATGTGCACGTAGCCCGATGGAATTTCTGGAATGGGTGCCGTCGCGCCCACCGAAAAGGATTGTTTCGACAGTCCTTTTTGTGTTATAATATACCTATATCAATGGCCTCCTCCGCTTATGCGCAGATACGTTCTGAGGGAGGTTTTTTATCTGTCTCTTATACACATCTCCGAGCCCACGAGACTAGGCATGATCTCG